ACTGGGCCTTAAATAACATCACAAAAACACCAGGATCAGTAGCATTTAGAAGAAAATTTTGATCCATTCCCATGCTAGTTCCATACTCGACTAAATCGTAATATGCTTCATCCGACCAATTTTCAAAGATCTCCGACAATACAGTTACACAATGCTGGGCCTTTTCTTGTATTTCAGCCTGTTCTTTCTCATAAACACTCTGAAATAGACCTTCAGCTTGTGCTTCTAATTGCTGTACAGTTAGCTGGGCTTGATTAAATTCTTCTTTATACTTTACATAATCAGCAGGGTTTACTTGGGCCATATATCGCCAATCAACATTCTCAAACTTTTTGAGTTCTTGTTGGGCTTGCCTAGTAATTAAGCCTAATTCAGTTGCATACTTGGCTCTCTCTGTTTCAAGAGCTTTCTGCTGCTGGGCCATTTCCTGTCTGTATTGAGATACCTCTTGTGTTTTTCGAGTATAATCGTCTTGGCGTAAGAATCCTTCTCTCCACTCTTTCGCTGTTCTGACTTCACCTAGAATTTCGACCTGAGCATTATCGTCTGCGGCCCGAAGGACTCGCATTTCCTCATCATAGTCGGATTGTTCTGATTCTTCGTCATTTTCACGATTTTTGGGATTAGGTTGTTCTCCATCATCATCAAGGCTTAAGAATTGTTGAGTAGCTTCATCAATTGAAGCATCATTTCCCTCAGTTTCTATAGCTTGATTTTCTGTATCGTTAGACATTTGTACTCCTTAATTCAGTATTATTTAGTTTTTGATTAATTGCAATATCAAATTGATGTTTGAATATCGTTCTTCTCTGGCAAGGGTTCGGCAAATCCCTTAATGGCTACAATAAATTCGTCCATTCCTCTTTTCTTATTCCTTATTTCGACTAAGGTATCGGCATTTGTATTTTGTGCAAACATTTGATTAACAAAATGATTTGATTTATCTGCAAAAGCTATTTGCAAAACCTCATTATTTAAAAGTTCTTTAGCTTTAATCTGTATCTGTTCCCTGCTCAATTGTTGCTCCATCTATTTTCTCCTTTGCTTCTTGTTGTTCGCCTTTCATTTTGATTAATAATTCTGCCTTTTGCAACTCAATATCTGCAAAATCAACATTTTCTTTATGTTCCTGTTTCCTTAGTTCCAGATCATTCTTTTTAAGATTAAGATCTGTTTCGGACTGAAGTTTCATTTGCCCATGTTCTGCTAAAGTTTGTGCTTTTATTGCTTCAGCCTTTGCCTGTTCTGAGAATAAAGTGGCCTGGGTATCTTTAACCTTCATATCTAATTGTGCCATTTGATCAGCTTGTTCTGCTTGCTTTGATGCATTTTCAGATTGTGCTTGTTCTGCTTGCTGATATTCATCTGATTTAGGACTAAGTAGAACAAAATCTCTGCAATCTAAATTCATAAACTCCATAGCCTTCTGGAATAAGAAATATTGTTGATTTGTCCCATAACTCAATTGCAAAGCTGGGGATGCTATAAATGATTGATGTAATGAAAGCAATGATTGAGATTGTTTTATCTGCTCATCTGGTGTTAGAGCAACATTAACTCTAACCAGATCTCTAAACATAAATGTACCTGGATTTATTGGAACATAATCTCCACCAATTTCAATCATTTTCTCTTTAGTTTCATTCCTTTTTCCTAATGAATAGATCCTTTTCATAGCTGGAGCAAGGCAGTCGAACGCTAGGTTTTTAGCGATCATCATAGGCCTTCTATTACCTGCACTTGTCTGTGATTGAATTAAGTTATAGCTATTTTGATTGCTTATTGCTGATGGATCTATACCTTGTGCTAATTTGGAAAATCCAGTTGTAGCTACTTTATCTTCCTCGATCATTCCAAGAATATTCATAGTTTCAGGAGATAAAGAAGTTACTGGAAAAGGCTTAATGGCCTCAATATTAGTAGTATCAATTACTGATCCTGGCTTATTCTCAATTAGATCCCTAACATTTCTAATAAATCCAAGATCCCCTAGCCATTTTGGGTTATTTGTAAGAACTAGATTATCAATAATTTGTCTTTGAATGGTCGTTTTAGACATTTGGATATGATTAATAATATCGTAAACCGAAAGTCCAAAGAATTTATGAGAAATTGGATATGGATTAAATACGAAAAATGGAATCTCTAGTTCAGGCTCGTATGATAATAGTTTATTACCAGCATAAAAGAATTTATATAATTGAGCCGTTCCAGTTCCATCTATATCTATTTTTCTATAAATCTCATATATAATAACTTGCTGAGTAGCTAACTTTTCATTCTGAGTAGTCCAAAGATCATTTCCAACTTGGTCAAATTCATTCCTAGCAGATTTTTCAGCCGAAATAGTTGTATTCCAATCATCACCATTAGGAAGTGGTAAGATTATCTCTTTTGGAAATCCCCATGCTATTAAATCTGATTTTAAAGCTAATTTTCTATGACCACACATTATAGCAGTTTCTAAACTTATCGCATTTGGCGATATTAAAAAATCTTCTGGTGGAATAACTTCGACCTTAACCCCAGAATCATCTGTTTTATAATAAATTGTTCCAGTATAAACTTTCTTAATTTGTCGTTGCTCTTTCTCTAGTGCTTTTCCTTGTTCAGAAGCTTGTTTTAGAAATTGAACTGCTTCTTGTTGAGCTTGGTTTGGTTGAGGAGGTTGTCCAGGTTGAGGCGGTTGATTAGGATCTTGCCCTTCTGGTGGGGCCATTCCTTGTTGTTGTGCTTGTTGCTGATTCTGATCTTCCTGGCCTGCAGATTGAATATCTTGCATTTTTTCTTTAGCAGAATCTTTCAATTGCTTCATTCTAAGTTGAACTGATTTTGTGGCTTCAGGATCTAGTTTAGAAGTAACATCTTCAGATAGTATTTCAATCGTAGGATCTGATTTAAGAAGTTTATATTCTTCTTCAGAAATATCTACAAAATGAAATTCATCAATTTTTTGCTTTTCTTCCCAAAAAACCTTCATAATTCCTGTTTTACAAACAAGTCCATCATGGGATAGATCAGTTAAGATCTTATGTCCTTTATTTTCTACATAGAAAATATGATTACAATAAGAAGTAGCTTCTTTTGCCTTAAAATAATCATCTTTGTTTAAAGGTGGAAAATAGCAGATATTTTTATGTGCTTCAAAAGTTTCAAGAATTAGTGCCTTGATACCTTCGACTGTAGACATAACATCTTTTGATACATAACTACTCTTATTTGGGATTTCATTTCCAAGAGATTCACCATAATAATACCGATATGAATTTTCTCTTTGCTTAGATACTTCCCCATGAGTATATGCTTCTGAATCCGTAACATCTTTCCCAATTATTTGCTCAATTGATTCCCAATCAAGTTTATCTACTTTATCTAATTTTTCATTTAAGAGTTCAGAATTATATATTTTTTCATTCATTTAATACCTCAAATCTGGATAATATTTATCAATGTTATCTACTTTACCTACATCAGCTTTTCTTTGTCCAAATCTCTTTGCCATTATAACGGAATATCTTAAAGCATCAATTAAATCGTCATTCTTTTTAAGTGGTAAGCCTGTTTTTGGATTCCTTCTATAAACTTTCAACTGACTAATTAGTTCTCGATTATTATTAAATATAAACAATCTCTGGCTATTTAATCTCTGTTGAATCTCAAGTATTCCTGGTTCAACATAGTTTGAGTTATCTGGATTGCAAAACTGCCTAAACATATTAATTCCAGCTTCGCTATAATAGTCTTTTAATAGTTTCCCTGATCCTTTCTCTCTACTATTTGCATCATGTGGATAAACTACTCTGATTTTTGGTGCTACAGAATTTATCCTATGTGCGTGCTGGGAAGGCATTTCATCTGCCTTACTCCAACTATGATAGACATAGATAATATCTTTATCATCATCAATGGCCACAAAAACACAAGCGGCTGGGTGGCCTATACCAAAATCTATAGCTGCTAGGACTCTAAAATAATCAGGTATCTCAAATGCCTGAATAACTGCTTCATTATCCATTTTATAGATAAGTTCAGATCCGAATGATGGTATTCCCTTAGTTTTAGCTTCAAGTAAATGTGCTGGAATAGCGGCCAATAATTGTGCTTTAACTGAAGCAGATATATGAGGTGCTTGATCCCATCCAACATTGAGTACAAATTGTCCAGGAGAAGGATTATTCCAGATCAGATCTACAAGATCAGTAAGCCCAGACTCAGGAGTAAAAGATAATAAAACGATTCCTCCATTTCCATTGTCAGCAGTAGCCGTTCTAGCAAGACATTCTCCATAAAATCTCAATCCATCATGTAATGGTTCTTCATCAATTAATACAATATCAAAAACTTGTCCTCCTAATACTGAAGGACCTTGCTCGTATGATCTAAATTTTAGGGTTGAGAACAGTTCAGTATCTTTCCA